GAGATTAACATATTAAAACTAAGGGCAAGGTTATTAGCAATGTCAAGTTATCTTTATACATCAACTGAGAAGGAAGGGGTAAGTGAAGATAAGAAAGAGTTTGCGTTTAAATTGATTGGTTTACTTTCAGATAGCCAATTAACAATCGACCAGTTAATAAAAAAAGAATCAAAATATATGAGTATGTACTTTGATTATAAAAATAAAGTATTAGTTTTGGAAAAGGAATTAGAAAGGTTAGAAACGGAAAACAAACATTTAAAAGATAATTTATGAAACAAGTAATTTTTATTAACAAAGAAAAAGAACAGGATGAAAAGCCTGTAGAGTTTACTTATTGTTATGGTGGTGTAGGATTTAAAAAAACTACTATGCTTTCTTCGGATAAGGACATTGAACAAATAGTATATTTAGGTGAGTGCCATGCATGTGGGGATATGTTTGCTGTTTATTTTAAACAAGGAACTATTGCAACATTTACTGGACATCTAAACTCAGGTAAATATTAACTTATGTTAACATTATTTGAAAACCAACGATTATCATTTAAGCCAGTATTGAACGATACGGTTGAGAATCTATCGGGTAAGAAGTTTAGATGCTATGGATTCGGTGTAACGTTTCAAAGCGGGGTTAAAGAGGATTATTACAAGTATAGACAGTTTAATACTGATGGTGTGCCTATCGAGTTTACTGTTACCGATATTGAATATTGTCAGGCTATGGAGAATAAACGATTATTTAAGATATGAAAATAATTAATAGTTTAAGCGGTGGTAAATCTTCCAGTTATTTAGCGTTTCATTATCCCGCTGATTACAATTTATTTTCATTAGTAAAAATTGATGACAATAAATGTACACCAAAAGATAAAGGAATGGTAAAGTTTATTTCAGATAAAATAGGTGAAGATTTTATTGCAACTGCCGAAAGTGATTTGACTTTAAAGGCGGTAATTGATTTAGAGCAATTAATTGGCAAAGAGATTATTTGGGTAAGTGGTTTGTCATTTGAAGAAGTAAATCGTAAGGCAACAGGGGGTAAAGGATTACCCAATCAGCAATGGAGATTCTGCACAACAGAAATGAAGATGCGTCCTATATGGGATTGGTGGTATAAAAATATAAATGAAAAAGTAAGAATGGGAATTGGTTTTCGATACGATGAAAGCGAAAGGGCAGAAAGGTTATCTACTACATTTAAAGGAATAGTCGGTAAATCAAAAACTGGCAATAGAAATAAGTGGGATGAGTTAGAATGGAGAGAAGGCTATTTTCCTTTAATTGAAAATAAAATTACAAACTTACAAGTTAGAAAATGGGCAGATTCAACTAATTTAGTATTTCCATTAGATTCTAATTGTGTTGGTTGTTTTCATAAGCCATTGCAACAACTAAGAAAAAATTGGGATTTAGAACCTGAAAAAATGCAATGGTTTTCAGACCAAGAAAAAAAAGCAAGATGGAAAAAAGAAATGAGTTATGCTGAAATAAAAAAAACTATCGGTATTCAACAAGACTTTAACTTTGGAACAGGAAGCGGATGTCAAGCGGGATTTTGTACAGACTAAAACTAAAAAACTATGATTATCCCTCTAATAATCCGTATAACAATGCTCACTTATGGGAATGTGTTAACAGTTTGTGTAACTCAAGATGTCAAGTTTCCATCAGTAGTTACTGCTCAATCGGTACTTGAAACTGGATGGTATCAATGTGAATCATGCTCACTAGATAAAAATAATATCTTTGGTTTCCATTCAGATAGATAGCTTACCTTTGACCATTGGATGCAATCGGTAGCATATTATAAGAAGTGGCAAGATAAGTATATGCCTGAAGTATGTAGTAATGACGAGTACCTACAATGGCTTAAAGACTTTGGTTACTTTACTGATGAAAACTATATAAACAAAATAAACGATATACTATGAAAGCTATATTAGAATTTGATTTAAACGATATTGATGAGGAAAAAAGATTTAACAAGGCAAACAATAGCGTGAGGTATTCGATAGCACTATGGGATATTTCACAGATTAGAAGTAGGTTTAAACATAGAGATAAGGTAACTTATGATGAAGTATTACAATATATTGACAAAATATTTGAAGAATATAGTATTAACATTAACGAACTAGACTAATGACAGGTAAAATGCAACAAGAGATATTTAATGAAATATCGAGAGGACATTGGGAATACTTATCCAATATCTATAATACTTCAGGGTTCGATGGTATCAAGTCAGAAGCTAAGTTATTAAAGGTTCATTCAAAACATTTGGTAGCTAAGATAAAAGAGTTTAATAAAGAACTGGCAGAGGTTAGAAATACAGTTACCGAGTTAGATATTCTTAAAGACTTATCATTCCCTGAGAGATTACAATTAGCATTAAATTATCAACAGAATTATGCTGAGTTTCAAAATTAATATTAACTTTGTGAAATGAAGATATCAGTTATACACCCTTCACGTAATAGACCTGAAAGAGCTAGTAAGGTATTTAATGAAATGATTTCTAAAGCAGACAACCCTGAATTAATTCAATACATAATATCAATTGATAATGACGAAACTAAAGATTATACGAATATCAGTTGTGGTTTATTTACTCCCGTTACACTTATTAGCGATAATAGGTATTGTGTCGGGGCTATAAATAACGGTGCTAAATCCTCAACAGGTGGAATACTAATGGTTACTTCCGATGACTTTGATGAGTGGCAACAAGGGTGGGACACTTTAATACGTGAGGCATTCAGAGGTTATAACTGTAAGATGTTAAAAACTAATGATGGCTCACAAGGGTGGATAGCAACCCTACCGATAATGGATAGAGCATTGTATAATAAACTAGGGTACATTTATAATCCTGAATACTTGCATATGTTTTGCGATACTGATCTTTCTAGCATTTGTGATTTAATGGATTGCACTATTTATAGATTAGATATTACATTCAAGCATAATCATTACACTAAACTAAAGAACAAGGATAGTATTAATGAAAGGAATGATGCTACGTGGAATCAAGGCGAAGCAATATATCTAAGACGTTATAAAGAAAACTTTGGACTATCAAAAGAAGAAATAAAAGGTAAGATTAAAGACACTCATCACTTAGCGTGGGTAAGGAGAAAGTTAAATGGTTAAGCTATCAATATTAATATGCTCGGTTAAATCAAGAGCCTCTCAATTGAATGATGTACTAAGAAGATTAGGCACTCATTCAGAAGTTGAGATATTAACAGCTGTTGATAATAAAGAAATATCGGTAGGATTAAAACGTCAAAAATTATTAGAACTTTCAAAAGGTAAATGGATAGTTTACTTTGATGATGATGATGAACCATATAACGGTTACATTGATAAAATACTATTCGGTATAGATAACTACCCTGACATTGATTGCATGGGTATCTTTGGCGATATGACAACCAACGGTATCAATCCTAAGACTTGGATACATTCAATGCAATTCAATGAGTGGCGTGGCGATGGCAGAAAGAAACTAGAATCGGGATTTGATTACGAAAGGAATATCATTCATTTCAATCCAGTATTAAGGTCTAAAGCTATTCAGGTAGGGTTTAATGATATTCGTTTTGGTGAAGATAAAGATTATGCAATGAGATTACAACCTTTACTTACTAAAGAATATCTAATACCTTCTCCACTATTTCACTACAAATTTAAAACAGGGGAAACCCACGCACAAAAGTATGGAATCAAATAACGCTATCGTTTGTCTTACTAGAGGCTATCACAACCTTAGTCAATACAATTCATTAATAGAACGCAATAAGGCTATTAAGTTACATATCAATACTAATAATCAATATGCTTTAATTATATTTCATGAAGGGAATATACCTGAAGAGCATCAAGACTATATCACTCACTTTGCAGAAGGTCAACGATTAATATTTAAAGATATTAGTGAGGTTTGGGCAGGTGGTTACGAAGGTATGTGTAGGTTTCAAACGTATGACATTTGGAATTACTGTAAGGTTTATGATAATATTATGCGTATTGATGAGGATTGCATAGTTCAATCCTGTGGTGAAAATCCATTTGATATGAAGGGTAATGTTTATTTACGATCCGTTTACTTTGCTGAATCACATTCAGAAACTAATGCAACCTTACCTGAGTTCATTAACGAACTAACTGGTGAACCTATCGAATCATTTTATAATGATAAGTTTGTTTATACTAATGTAGGTATAGGTAACGTATCATTTTGGTTAGAGCCTAAAATGAATTTACTACTAAAGTCAATAGCTTATTCAGAATTACAATATCCTAATAGATGGGGTGATTTACCTGTACTTGGTAGCTTACTTAATATCTATGCTAAAGGTCAGGTAGGACATATCGAAGGGTTAAGCTATAAACATTTATCACACGCAAACGAAATAACAAGTAACGGTATTGACTAGGTTAATAAAGAATATTAATTATACATTAACCACTCATTGTAATATGAAGTGTCCTGATTGTTGTGCAGGTATCACAGCTTTACCTAAATCACTCAAATCATTTTACGATTGGGATTACGTGGTAAGGTCTGCTGAATACTTTCAGGGTATGAGTATTAACTTAACAGGTGGTGAACCTTCTGTTCATCCTTTATTTGAAGAGTTTGTACCTAAGATAAAGGAATTGTTTAACGCACCTGTATTAAGTGTTTGGACTAATGGCACGATGTTTAAAAAGAAACCTGAAGTATGGAAACACTTTGATGTTATACATATCAGTAACTACACTAATGAAAGTTTTGTAGGTTCACCAGATAACACTTCGTCAATCGAATGGATAAGGAATCACTTAAAAGATTACCCTGTTACTATTAACTCAGCTAAAGTAGTTCACCAACCGTTAACGGATAGAGGTACTAAGATGTGTTTCAGGGGTTACTCCGATACTGTCGAGTTTGTGGATGCAAAGATATATCCATGTAGTTCATCTTCTGGATTACCTACTAAAATAAATTTAGATTTATGTTTGGATTGGCAGGAAAAAATACTATCTTTACACCCTCCATGTTACGAATGTTTATTTGCTGAAAAATAATTAAAAATAATACTATGAATTTTTCATATTCACAAGCTGGACAAGATATATTTGTTAATGAACTATGCGGTATAGATGAAGGTTTCTTTATTGAGATAGGTGCTTACCACCCTACAAAACTATCTAACAGTTTAATGTTAGAGGGGTTAGGCTGGAATGGAATATGTATTGATATTGAGGAATCATTAATGCCTTTATTTGAAGATAATCGTAGGTGTGAGTTTTTGGTGGCAGACGCTACAAAGATTGATTACCATAAATTACTAGCGAATGTAAAAGATATTGATTACATTTCGTTTGATGTTGATAGAGCAACCTTAGAAGTATTAAAAGCATTCCCATTAAAAGAACACCCTGCAACAGTTATAACTTATGAGCATGATGCTTATGGTCATGGTAACGAGCATAGAGATGAATCGAGGGAATTACTTTTATCTTTGGGTTACGTGCTACTTTGCTCGGACGTTAAACATAATGGCAATAGGTTTGAAGATTGGTATTATAATCCTAATAAGATAACTTTAACACAGGAGTTTATTGATAGAGTTTCATGCGATAATAAAGAATACACCGATATAATTAAAGTGTTTAATCCAATTAATTACTTATACTAATGACACAAAAGGAATACCAAGAACAAAATCAAAAAGGTTTTGAAGGTGACACCCACCTGCATAATAAGTTTAGAACAATATGCGATAAGCATAAGATAAACCACATTATTGAAACTGGTACGTATCATGGATATACTACTAGGCACTTTGCTAAATGGGTAGATAGAGTTGATACTATTGAAGTGGTACAGGAAAACTTTAGCGAATCACAAAAGACTTTGCTAGGGTTAGATAATGTTTATTCACACTTTGGAAACTCTTCAGAAGTATTGCCTCATGTATTACCTAAACATTCAGAGGGTTTACTTTGCTTTCTCGATGCTCATTGGCAACACTATAACCCTTTGCTCGATGAGTTAAAGGTAATTGCTAAAGCTGGGTTAAAACCTATTATCGCTATTCACGATTTCAAAGTACCTAACCACCCTGAACTAGGTTATGACGTTTATAAACAGACAGGCATAGTATATGAGTGGGATTGGATTAAGGAATCAATCGAGGCTATTTATGGTAAGGATGGTTATAAGGTTCAATATAACGATAAGGCTGTTGGGGCTAAGCGTGGAGTAATATTTATTTATCCTAAATGATATTCTTTATACATAACGACCAACGTGAAGAGAGGGTTAAGAACCTTAAAGAACAAACCGAGTATGCAGGTATAGATACGTTCGGACTTCAAAAGGCTATCTTTACCAGTTCACCTAAAGCGGGAATATCACAAGCTCACAGGTCAGTAGTGGCAAAGGCCAAAGAACAGGGTTGGCCATACGTTATAATAATGGAAGATGACATTAAGTTCACCGATAAAGATTCCTTTATGCTATTTATGAATATGATTACCTTATGCCCTGAAGAAGTGGATATATTACTTGGAGGTCTATACACCACCTCAAGGCTAGATAATTATAAAGGAATGCCATTCTTTAAACAGGTGGATAACGTTTCAGGTTTTCATTGTTACTGTGTATTCCAAAAGGCTTATGATAGATTTTTAGAAGCACCCGACAATTATCATATTGACAAGTGGGCTACTGGATCTAAACTAGGCAACCTACTAACATTAACCTGTTATCCTTTCTTAGCTATTCAACAGGATGACTTTTACTCGGATAACAAAAAACAGAAAAAGAACTACTCACATTTATTAAAGAAGTACGAAACCTTTAAAAGTAAATGAGTAACGTGGTAAACATACCGATAGTTGATTTAATGCAAATGAAGGTAAGATATCAAGGAATGAATATACGGATATACTTTTACGTATTTAATAATTAGATTATGGCACAGGTAGGAAGAGATGAGAAAGGTAAGTTCATAGCTAAGAATACTTGGCAAATGTTAAAAGAGGTTTATTCAGGTGGCAGACCAAGAGTATATGATGACGCTGACCAAATGTTATTAGTGGCTATGGAATACTTTGAATGGGCTGACGAAGTTCATAAAGGTAAATATGCAGAGGCAGACCTTAGATTGTTCTTAGGTTTTCATGGTAGAACAACTTGGCATGATTATAAACATAATCCGAAGTTTACGAACGCTATATATATTATAGAATCAATTTTAGAAGGTGATACTGAAAAGAAATTGATGTGGGCAGGTTCAACTCAGGGTGCTATCTTTAAGTTGAAAAATAAACATGGATGGAAGGATGAGATTACTCAAAACCAAAATGTAGCTACTGTTATACAACCACAAGTCGTTAGTGTTGTTACACCTTTAGCAAGTAACGAGAATGATGTTAAATAGATGTTTCAAACAACACCGTTATATTTAGCGAACCTTGAGGCTACTGAACAGATAATAGTTAATCAAGGTGGTACGTATAGTTCAAAGACTTATACTATTAATCAAGTATTATTCTCTTTAGCTATTTCAGAACCTAATAGAATTATAACAATAGTAGGTGAATCAGTACCTAACCTAAAGAAAGGGGCTATGAGAGATTTCGATACGTTCATAGCTTTAAATGATTTAGGGCATTACTTTGAAAGTGCTAATAAAACGGATAGAGTTTATAAAACACATTCAGGCTCAACTATTGAATTTACATCTTATGTTACTTCACAAGATGCTCATAGCGGTAAACGTGATTACCTTTTTTTAAATGAAGCACCTGGTATTAGTTGGGCAATTGCTGAACAGTTAATAAATAGAACTAACATAAGAACCTTTATAGATTACAACCCATCAATACCATTTTGGGTACATGAGAAACTTTTAATTACTCGTCAATTCGGGAATAAGAAAGTTAAGCTAATCATTTCAGATCATCGACATAATCCTTTTTTAACAGAAGAGCAACATGGACATATTGAGAAGAGGTCAGAGGAAGATCCTGAATGGGGTAGAGTTTATGGACGTGGATTAACAGGTAAGGTCGAAGGTCTTATTTTACGTAATTGGACTTATTGCGATAACATACCTGACAAAGCTACATTGATTGCATTTTCAATTGACTTTGGATTTACAAACGACCCGACTGCAATTATAGGGGTTTATAAACAGGATGGTGAACTTTGGATAGATGAGATTGAATACTCTAGCGGATTAACAAACCCCGATATTTATAATAACATTAAGGATATCGTAAAGAACAATGAAGTAATTGGGGATTCTGCAGAACCTAAATCTATAGAAGAACTTAGAAGGCTTGGTTTAAATATTCATGGGGCAAAGAAAGGGGCTGATAGTATTAGAGCATCTATTGATATTCTAAAACGATATAAGTTAAACGTAACAAGGAGTTCAACAAACTTAGCTAAAGAACTAAACTCTTATAAATGGAAAGCAGATAAGCATACAGGTACATCTATTAATGAGCCTGTTGATTTCCTTAATCATGGTATTGATGCATTAAGATATGTAGCTTTAAATAAATTAAACAGTAATGGAGAATTTGATTATACCTTTAGAATGTAACTATGAAGAAAATAATAATACCTGAATCGTGGAGTGAAGTAACAATATCACAATTACGTGAGATACTCCAACTAGACACTACCAACAAAATGAAGTACGCTATTGAGGTTGCATCAATACTTTCAGATACAGACCCCGAAGTAATTAGAGGGCTTAATGCTACATACCTTAATGAAGTCAATAAGTCTTTATCGTTTGTTGATGAGTTGCCAAAACTAGGATATTCAAATAACATAACTGTTGATGGTCAACTATACGCTATTAATGATTTTAAATACTTTACTCTTGGTCAATGGATAGATATTGAGATGCTCGGTAAGGATTGGAAAAGTAACCTACATAAAATCTTAGCTGTTATTTACCTACCTGCAAAAGAAGTGAAGGGCAAACTACTTATTGATAAATACGATGGAATGATTGACGAAAGGGCAGAGGTAATGGATAAGATGAAAGTGTCAGAGGTGTATTCAGCATCGGTTTTTTTTTCGACTTTCGGGCAACAACTTACCGAAGATTTTTCCCTGAAAGTTTTGAATCAGGAGATAAAGGAATTGAGGAAGAACTTACCGTTGAGGAAAAGGATAATGAGCAATGGAACTGGTATAAAGTCTTGGATAGGCTCTCAGGTGAATCGTTTGTCGATATGGAGAAGGTGGCGGAGAAAAACGCTTTAGCCTGTTTTCAACATTTAATATATCTAAAGTATAAAGATGCCATCAAAGAAAGACAAATTAAAGCCTCTCAAAGATTATCTTGATAATGAATCTAAGGCAACCGTAAAAGAAATGAAAGGACATTTGAACGGATGGGGGTTAGGAAATAGTAAACTAGCACGATCAATAAAGGGTAGGGCTGTTTCAAAGAATAATTTTTTCGAGGTCGAGTATGAAATGGAGGATTACTGGGATTATGTCGAGAGTGGTGTTAAGGGTGTAAAGAAAAGTTCGGTAGTTAGAAAGAATGCTTTTGGTAGGTTTTATAAGTTTAGAAGTACAAAACCTAGTAGAGACCATGTTAAGGCTATTGAGAAGTGGGGTAAGAATAAAGGAATACCTAAGAGTGCATCTTATGGAATTGCAACAGTAGTTAAACGTGATGGATTACAGGCGAAACAGTTTTATAACATTACTTTGAATAGACGAAGAAAGAATATGGAGAAACAAATTGAGAATATAATATTTGATATTTTAAACAAATGAGTGTAATAGTAGAAAGACAGCCAGACGATTTTCAACCAGTATTCAATCAATTAAGATGGGTAGTTGAAAGTAATAACATAGCACAACCTAACTTTGAATATATCTGTGATGTGTATGTGAATGGTGGTAGTACATACATTGCTAGGTTAAAGAGATTTCCTGATTCAGATGGTTACGGTGACTTCGACCTTTCTAGGGTGTTAAGCGATTACGTATCGGTTACTTTAGCTGATTCGAGTGATAATGGTTTTAACTTACACCGTAGCCATTATGTTAATTATGTATTAAAGTTTGGTGAGATTTATAACGGTACTACTTATACTAACCTGACTGTAACATCTAGTCAAATAGCTGGGATGATGGCTTTATCATTTAATCAGTTTCAATCTTATATTGGAACAGAATATTTGATTGATGACTATACTAGATTATTTTTAACTAATTCACCACGCACATTAAAAGCTAGAAGAAATGGTTATGCTGAACTTCATGCAATGTCTATTGATGCTAATGCAAACGCTAAATTAAGAATAAGAACTTATTTACCTGATGGAAGTTTGATTGATACTTATACAATAGCTAATCCGTATGCATCCCCAACAAGCGAACAATATTGGACATCTGTTGGTGTTGGTATTTATAATTTAAACAATGCTACTTTATCTTCAGGAGTTCAGCCAGTAGTTGATGATGATGCTGGTAGTTATGACGTATGTTTATTAAATTCGGGCAACACACAATCTTCCGAATTAATCACATTCGAGATTGACGATACTTGTAACCGTTACGATGGTAAACATATTAAGTTCTTAAATAGATTAGGTGGCTTTGATACTTTCTTTTTTAGTTCAAACGAGAATGTATTTATTGATGTTGCCAATCGTGAGCAATATACTAAACTAGCTGGTACGGTTTCAGGTTCACCAGTAACATGGGGTTATAATTTATCTGATAGAGGGCAGACAGTTATAGCGGTGGATTCACAGGAAAGAACAGTTTTAAAGTCAGGAGCGTTGACAGATGCCGAATATGTTTGGTTACGTGAGTTGATTACGTCACCTGAAGTTTATGCTGTCGAAACTTATAACGGTGTGATATACGATAGACCAATAGTTATTACCACTTCACAATACGAAGAGGTTTATAAACGAAATAAAAAGATGAGCCAATTAACACTTGAATATAAATACGCTCACAAAGAAAACATTCAAATGTT